TATCAAACATTTTAAACGTTTTTTGAATATATCAAACAGGATGAGTGGCTGAACAGCGAAATACATAGAATTCGCGAGCACTACGGTAATTGGGCCAAATATGGAAAGATTGATCATACTCCGATACAGGGAATTGAGATTCACGGTTGGAACTTAGTTCACAGCACAATTATTAATTTACATAGTGAAGATAAGGGCAAACACATATTCAGTGTGATCAAGTCATTTGTTAAAGACAACTTTGAACTAGATGAAAAATTATTTGAACAACTTATTGATTTCCAAAAGAATTATCTAGTAGAGCACTCCGATGCACCTTTATATCCTAAGACAGTGACATATGATTACGACTTCTTAGGATTCATACAAGGAACTGATTCGTTAGACAATCAAACGTCATTTGAATTTGACTTTCCAGAAGATAGCTCAATGAGTCTGCAACAATTCTGCGAACAGATATTCTTTGCAAGACGTAGAAATTTTGGCAAATCTTGGATAACAAAGCAATAACATGTTAGCAACTATTTCAATATGGGAAGAACGTAACTTCGATGAATTTTTTACCAGCATTGATGTTCCTGAACTAGAAAGAATAGTGTTTGAAGGATGTTGGGAATTTGTCTACGATCGTCTCAATGCCGGGGAAAAGTCTTACGAAGCATTTAATACCCTTGTAGAAATAGCCAATCGTAGAAACGTTCCTTTATATATCATCACTGGGGGCATTAAAGATAATGCCCCTTTGCTAGACTTTAGTGATACATTTTACAGGAATGTTAAAATGTATTATTGGGACACATTTTGGTTCACGTATGCATATTATGAGTTAATGCGTCCTCACAATAGAAAGCATAACAACACTACTCTATCGCAAGATATTTTAGATTTTAGTATAGATGCTAACAGAGACTTTAGGTTTCCGTTCATTACAATGAACAATAATCCAAAGACTCACCGTGTTATGTTAATGGATCAATTGTCTAAACACAATCTGATTGACAAGGGTGCAATCGCCTGGAGGGATATGCATAATTCTTTACAAGCAATACGGCATGAATTTCCCGAAGGCGTTACTGACAGTATGTATATGGGTATGGTCTTTAAGCATTGGAAACCTAAACGGTTATTCTTAGATCAAGATTACCCTTCATTAAATCCTTATCAACTGCCCGCTCAATACAGCGATTCGTTTATGCAGGTATCTGCAGAATCTTTTGAAACAGAAATACTGTTTTCTGAAAAAACGACTGTGCCATTATTTCTTGCAAAACCTTTTTTACTGTTGGGAACAAAAGGATACAATCAACGCCTAACAGACTTAGGATTTGTCTTATATGACGAGCTATTTGATTACTCGTTTGATATTTTAGACAATATGCAAGACCGAGTAGAAGGGATTATTCAAAACGTTCTTAGGATAACAAGTTACGATGCTTCTACTAAAAAACAAAAGCTCAACGCAATTAAAGATAAGTTGTTACACAACAAGCAACTAGCTCATTCTATAGCAACTAATATAAGTTGTGTTCCGAGACCAATTATGGATCTACAAGACTATAGAGACAAAACCGGAACTGGTGGCCATACAGTTATGCATCAGCTAATTAATTTTATAAAATATGCCAACTTATGAAAAAAATTGTTTTAGTGACCGGCGGCTTTGATCCTATACACAGCGGCCACATTGCATACTTTAATGCGGCCCGCGAGTTAGGTGATATGTTAGTAGTTGGAGTCAATTCCGATAGCTGGCTTGTTCGTAAAAAATCTAAACCATTCATGCCTTGGGAAGAACGGGCTACTATTGTTGCCGCACTTCATACTGTTGATAGAGTTATCGACTTTAACGATGACAACGGAACAGCTATTGATGCCATTCGCAAAGTTAAAGAAATTTATCCCAATCATCAAATTATATTTGCCAATGGTGGAGATAGAACAAAGGACAATATTTTAGAAATGGTGTTCGATGATGTTGAATTTGTTTTTGGTGTAGGTGGAGAAAACAAAGCTAACAGTTCCAGTTGGATACTTGAAGAATGGAAAAGTCCCAAGACACTGCGCCCTTGGGGTTATTATCGTGTGCTATATGATATTCCAAGTTGTAAAGTTAAAGAGTTAGTAGTCGATCCTGGCCACAAGTTAAGTATGCAACAACATCAACATCGTGCAGAGTATTGGTTTGTATCCGAAGGCGAAGCCACAATATACTGGGATCACGGTAGCGCAAAGATTAAAAAGCACAGCACTGAAACTATACATCAGACTGAATGGCATCAGTTATCTAACGAAACGGACGGTCCCTTAAAGATTGTAGAAATACAATACGGAATCCAATGTGATGAAGCAGACATTCAACGTAGATAAAGATGCATTTAGCAGTGGTCAGATCAGCAGTAAGATTTGGCTCTGTGAAGAACTAGAACAGTTATTCGATCAAATTGACACAATTTGGATCTATGGTGGATGGTATGGATTATCTGCTTTTCTCCTACAGTCACGCGGTAATATACAAATAGGAAAGATTAGAAGCTACGATCTTGATCCGGAATGTCAAGCCATAGCAGATATGGTTAATGAAAATTGGGTTATAGATAACTGGAAGTTTAAAGCCAAAACTCAGGACTGCAACCTACTTGATCTAGACTGGCACGGTCCAGATTTGGTGATAAATACTAGCACTGAACATTTTGAAAGTTTAGATTGGTGGAACAGTATCCCAAAAGGAACTACTGTTGCGTTACAGGGCAATAACATGCCGCATGATGACCACCACATACACACCAGTAGTTTGGATGAGTTTGTATCAGCATTTCCACTGAGCACAGTCCAATACACAGGTCAGCGGGAATTTACATACCCCGACTGGAAATTTACCAGATTTATGCTAATAGGCATAAAGTAACTCTGGATTTTACCAAAACCGGTTGCTTTTTACCAACTTTGACTCTATAATAGTCACTGTTGTATAATTATTTTACCACTAACGAAAAAGGAGGTCTTAAATGACTGAGTTAACGCTAGATAGGGAACAAGACACACAGGTGCAAGTTTCTTCAACTTTGTTGAAGATCATCACAGCAATTTTGATGATTGTAGCCGTGTATGGATCAGTATCTCTATTACAATGGGCAATTGCTAACAAGCAAGCTGACTACCAAGTAACAGACAGTTCCCAAATCACAACAGAAGTTCGAGAGAGACAGCTAGCATGTCTTGCCAAGAACATCTACTACGAAGCAGGCAATCAACCATTTGAAGGCAAAGTTGCAGTGGCACAAGTTACTATAAACAGAACTGAAAGCGGGCAGTATCCCAGTGATATCTGCAAGACAATTTACCAAAAAAATATTGTCTATGAAAAGGTATTATGTCAATTCAGTTGGGTTTGCGACAGAGATACTACTGTAAAAGCTATTAACAAAGCAAACTTTAAAGAAGCAGAAGAAGTTGCTAAGAAAGTTCTACTAGAAGGATTCCGTCTCCCTAGTCTAAAAGAGGCCATGTATTTCCACGGTGATTATATTAATCCAGGTTGGAAGCGAGAGCGTATTACTAAAATCGGCAATCACATTTTTTACAAGTAAGGAACAGTATGTTTATCATTGATCAAATTAAAGACACGGTAGTATTTCTTTTTAAATTTGCTAAGGATCACCTCGGTCACGTTAGTGCTCACACGCTAGGTTGGCTGACAATTATCCTGCTACATCTGTCCAGTATTCCTACGCTAGTAGCAGTGTTAATGGCACAGAGTGACAAATTGCCACCTGTGGATCTAATGGTGTTTGTTTGGTCAGCTCTAATTACCCTGTTCTTCAAAGCATTGATTGAAAAGAACTCATTGTATATTGCTACAATCTGTTTGGGCTTTGCGGCTCAAACTGTTATTATGAGTTTGATTCTATTTAAATAAATAAATTCATGAGAGCACATGAATTTATTGACGAATCTGCGGCTTGGCGCCGCAAAGCAGGTAAGAGCAAGTCTGGCGGCTTAAATGCTAAAGGAGTTGCTTCTTACCGTCGTGAAAATCCAGGTAGTAAATTACAAACAGCAGTTACCACTAAGCCTAGCAAATTAAAAGCTGGTAGCAAAGATGCAAAACGCAGAAAATCATTTTGCGCTAGAATGGGCGGTGTAGACGGACCTATGAAGAAACCCAACGGTGACCCTACACGCAAGGCACTGGCATTGAGAAAGTGGAATTGCGAATGAAAATATTAGACCTTTTAGAGAAAAAAATAGCTTCGCCTACATCCACTCAGTGCTCAGTAGGACACAGTCGATTGAGTAATGTTCGTTATAGTCAATGTGTTAGTATGGGTTTGCTAAAACACGACAGTGATCATACAGACGGAACTGGCACACAGGGTAAAAAAGGTAGCGGTGTAAGACTTAAAGGCAAAAAGCGTAAAAGTGAATTACACGGCGGACCAGTAAAAGATTACGACGGAAAGTAATTAATCTTCATCAGCGTCATTGAAAGTTTCGACAACCTTTTCTAAAAATTCGATATGATCTAAGTTCCCCCACTTATCATCTAACTCGTAAATTTTTTCTTCGTCCGTGTCCCATTCATCTACGCCTAATATTTCCATTAATTCTGTAAATGTAATAGGTTCTCCCCGCATGTTGCTGACCCAAATACATGTTAAGAAGCCACACATGAACACTACTTTACTGTCGTCTATACCGTATTCTTCGCACCACTCGTTAGTTTTATTGAGGTAATATTCTATATCTTCAATTCTGTGTTCTAATTGAATAAACCATTCTTTAGTGTCGTCTCTAGACCAGTATTTCATATTCTAAAACTTTCACCGCAGCCACAGCGGTCACGTTCGTTGGGGTTCTTAAACTCAAATCCTTCGTTTAGTCCATTACGCACAAAATCTATAGTCATTCCTTGAAGGTAAGGACAACTTTTTGGATCTACAAAAATAGAACACCCTTGACAGTCAAATTTCATATCGGTGTCTGCAATATTATCTACAAATTCTAAAACATAGGCCAGTCCCGAGCAGCCTGTGGTTCTTACACCGACTCTAACACCAACACCTTGACCTCTACGTTCAAGTTGTTTTTTAATCTTGTTGGCTGCAATATCAGTTAATTGAATCATGTTTGGATCTATAATCTGCTACTGCGGCTTTGATAGCATCTTCAGCCAATATGCTACAATGTATCTTAACTGGCGGAAGGGCTAGTTCTTCAGCAATGTCACTATTTTTAATAGATGACGCTTGATCAAGACTCATGCCCTTTACTAACTCAGTAATAAGAGAACTTGATGCAATAGCCGATCCGCAACCGTATGTTTTAAAACGTGCATCAGTAATAATGCCATCTTCTACTTTTATTTGAAGTTTCATGACGTCGCCGCAAGCGGGCGCACCAACCATACCAGTACCAATATCAGTATCAGCCTTGTCAAAAGATCCGACATTCCGGGGATTTTCATAGTGGTCAACGACCTTATCTGAATAAGCCATAATTACGGGCGAGAAGGAAAAAGGCCCTGCGTTGCAATTAATGCACGAGGACCGTTGTTCCAATCTAACGCTTTGACTCCGGGGGCTTTTGGATCCATTGGACGGAGATCGGGTAAGCAAAAATTACTGCGACCATCGCCGCCATACCGTGTGCCTAATACGGCATACAGTGCCTGATTGTTGTTAACTGGCAAACATTGTCCATTTGCTTCGAGAAATCCCATAGGAGCAAATGTCCCCGTAAACCACATTACCATGCCTAAAAATATTTCCATGTTTATCTCCTGTTTAATTAACTGTTAACATGTTTTTATGTTACTATGTTATTTACCCTATAAATACTAGTATGATCAATATTACTTCAAATGCCAAAACTAAAATAACAGAACTACTTCTTGAAGAGAATAATCCCAAGATAGCTCTACGAACGTTTGTCCAAGGTGGCGGCTGTTCTGGATTCAGTTACGGTTTTACATTTGACGAAGAACGAAACGAAGATGACTTTGAATTTCCAATTGGAGAATTCAAAGTTGTAGTAGACGCTATGAGTATGCAGTATCTACAAGGTTGTGAAATTGATTTTAAAGACGACCTAATGGGTGCTAGTTTCTCAATAAAAAATCCAAATGCCCAATCTACTTGCGGCTGTGGGTCTAGTTTTTCTGTTTAAAATGGTAAAATCGCACTTGACATTCTGGATATTATCCTGTAAAATTACAGTATTGAATCCCAATTTACAGGAATAAAATGTCAAAAACTTGCGAACAGATTATTGGCGACCTCGAGGCCGACAACAGCCGATTGGCTAAAGAAGCAATTATTCAAGAACATGTAGACAATGCTGAACTCTTTGAAGGAGTTCGTATGGCATTGGATAACCTATACACATTTGGTGTTAAGAAAGTTCCAACGCACGGCGGCCCAGATGGTCAAGGCCTTCCCTGGGCGGCCTTTAAAGAACTAGCACATCTGCTATACACTCGACAACTTACAGGGCACGATGCTCGAGATGCTATCGAACTGGCCCTGTCTGCATCTACTCAGTCACAGTGGAATGATTGGTATCGTCGAATCCTTATCAAGGATCTTCGTTGCGGTGTCAGCGAAAAGACTATCAACAAAATTAAAAAGAATGCCGTTCCGGTATTCGAATGCATGTTGGCACACGATGGTGCTAACCACGAAAAGAAAGTAGCAGGAAAAAAACTGCTAGAACCTAAACTTGACGGCGTCCGTGTTATTACCATTATTAATATGGACAATAGGACAGTTACTCAATATAGCCGCAACGGCAAAGCATTGGAAAATTTTGGACACATTACTCGCGCACTAGAAGACAATATTGGCCTCTTTGACCGTAGCCTAGTATTAGATGGAGAAATGGTCAGTTCCAGTTTCCAAGCACTTATGAAGCAGGTGCATCGTAAAAGTGATGTCCAGAGT